GAAGGTTCATCTATTTCTGGTGCTTCCCAAATTAAAATATTTTTAGTACAATCTATACAGAATGAATGTCCGCAACCAGATGGAAATTTTATTTTTGTATTATTTGATTCAAAACAAATAGGGCATTCATCTGAATTTTCTACCATTTCTAATTCTCCCCATCCATGGGGACCAATAATATATGAATACTCATCTCCATATTTATTTATGAATAAACTACCATTTACTGAATCACCTTCTCCACATATTTCGCAAAAATAACCTTTTATATCTTCTTCAACACACTTATTACAAAATTTGTAATTTTTGCATTTAATTTTATCAGTGTTTTCAATCTTATTATTAGCTTCGTATTCTAAATCTCTTACAGATTCTTCTGCACTCATATTAT